CTTTTATAAGGCCCATTCTTTATTATGATTTTTCGTTTATGTTTTCTTGTTGTATTTTTTGTGAAGCAACTTGTATTACGGTTGGATCTTTTATTATCACGCCAGCATAGACAAGTATACCCAATATTACTTCAACCTGCTCTGATGGGTGTAATTCAAAATCTATAGAAGCACCAGAGTTATATAAGTATTGACCCAAGCTACCTACAGTGTAATTCCACTCTATATTAGCTGGCTTCTTTATATATGAAACCTGTATGTTTGAAGTGATTGTAGTTGGCTCAACATATATCTTAGTGTCTTCGTATAAGAAGACTGGATATTGTTTTGTAGCATTTATTAATGGTGACTTTTTAACTAAGTACCATTCGTTTCTTTCGACTTTCTGAACTTCGGTTATATCATCATATATAACTGTTCCTAATCTATAAAAGTCTGTTAGTGAAGATGTTGTGAAGTGATCTGTTGAAAACGTAGGTGTTTCTATTCTCTTGAATACATCTATTTTTTCTTCGGTACCCTTGACTCTGTTACCGTATTCACTATCGTTTTCTGGCACGCGTAACTGTTGGTTTAAGTCACTCATGTATCTTTCAAATATATTTAACTGAACTTGAGTACCAACTTTATTAAACTCATCTGGAGTCATATAGCCTCTCTGTTGCTGGTTTAATATTAGCAACACAGTCTTATATACAGTATCTACATTTATAGCCATTGTTTATTTTTTTATTATAATAAATGGAGGCAGTATTTCTACTACCCCCTATTATTAATCACTTGTTAATTTAGTTTTTTCTCTATAGATCTAAATACTTCTACACCTTCGTCGGTTTTAAAGTAAGCAGCCATAGCAGAGTATGGATTCTCATCAAAAGGAACTGTCATAAGTTTTCTACCGTTAGAACCCCAGTTGAAAGTTCTTTGATCTTGAGATAGTTTAATGATACCCATTTCAGCAGCTACAATAGCTACGTTTCTAAGTTGAACATTGTCGTCATTAGCTAGTTCCATAAATAGAGATGGATTATTCCTAGCGAATAACATAAGATCTCTTTTTAACTCCTTAGAACTCATGTTACTAACTTTAGAACCTAATTCAACTCTTAATATAGCCTCAGCTTGATCAATGTCCATTTCTCTAGCAGCATTTAAAGCATCTATTTGAAGATCTAGTATATCTAAATCATCTTCAGCTTGTTCAACAGCACTAAACTCTTCATATTTTTTTCCTCTTAGAGGGTGATATAAAGATAATAGTTTTTGTAAACTTTGTTTTTCCTTAGGTACTTTTAAATCTCCATCTCTAAATATAATATGTCCAAGCGTAACCTCCCCTTTTTGTTCATCAACGAAAGGTGAGTCTTGATTAGTTGCATATCTTATTTCCCTAGACTTACCTGTTTTTTCATCAAAATAAAGTAAAGCATGCTTTCTAGTATGCCTACCTGGTATAGTGTCTGTTAATGGTGATCTATTGCCTTTTAAAAAATATACCCTATCTTTAATTTCCCATTGTGGTTTTGAGGGTGTTTTTGTTTCTATAGCAGTTTTAACTGCGTTTTCTTGAGTAGCAACCTCAACTTTTTTTGCTGTAGCTTTTTTAGCCATAATATAATATAATTAAATAGTTTAAAATTGTGACAATAGCCTTAGTATATAAATAGTAGGGGGCTAATGTCATATAATAACCCCCACCCGAAGGCGGGGATTTTTATTTATTACTAAATTCCTTTGAACAATACAAAGTTGTTAGCAGCTTGAGTTACCAAACATCTCTCAGATAGGAAGTTTACTTCCATAGCATCTAGAGTAGAAGTTGTAGCTCCACCAGCAGATCCAGTTAACCAAGATTTCATTCTTCTGTCGTCAGCTTGTGAAGCTCTATAACGAACGTGTAAGAATGGTCGTCTTATGTTAGTTCCTAATACTTGATCGTATACTGTTGATGTTCCAGCAGGTACTAATACACCTTCAATAGAATTGATACCAGTGATTGCGCCACGAGTTGAAGCATCGTTTAAGTATTTCCAATCAGTCTTATAGAAATCGTAAGATCCTCTACGGAAACCACTAAATCCTAAGTTCAATGCCATTTCTTCAGAGTTCTCAAACAAACCGAAAGCAGTTCCACCAGATTGTCCAGCAGAGATAGAAGCTAACATGTCATCGAAATCTAAATTTGTTTGACGGTTTAAGAATAACATATTTTCTTCGATAGCACCTTGTGTATCTAAGTTTTTCAATATGCCATCAAAATCGTCAAGACCAGAAGCAGCAGTAAATCCAGTTTGTATGTTACCACGTGTCTCAATAGCTTGGAATAAACCTTGTGTTCCAGGGTTTGAAGCTAATGTTCCAGGTACTTGATTGTACTCACCTTCAACCATTGACATTTCTAAGTAATCCTCAAAACGTAAACGTGTTTCAGATTCAGCTTTTAAATACCATAGAAATCCAGATTGACCATCTTCAGTAGCAACTTCAACCCATCCAATTTGAGCCATATCAGAACCAGATACAACGTATTGGTTTCTAATGATGATTGGTGAGTTAGAGTACTGTGTGAAAGTAGGCTCAACACTTATTCTGTCTCCAGAATTGATTGTAGATCCTTTAGCGTAATCAGAACCGTAAACAAATACCTTTAATCCAGTAGCAGCAAAACCTTGAGTAGTTAAACTAGTGTTTGAATAAGGTTGCACTGTGATAGTTCCAGCAGCACCAGGTACAGAAACAGTTACAATACCTTTAGCTTCTAATCCATTAACTGGATCTAAAACAACTACAGTGTCGTTTACAGAGATAACGTTACTAACTCCTGCTGTAGCAGCTGGATTAATAGTTATCGTAGAAGTTGTGCCAGCAGCGTTAACTTGACTAACACCATCATAAGATATGTGTAATCTGTTTTGCTCAGACCAAATAACTTGATCAGAACTCATTGGCATTTCAGCGCCAACCATTCTTAAAAATCCAGATAACGTTCTGTTTCCATAACGCTCTACTTCAGCTTCGTAGATCTCTGGTAAATATTGCTGTGCGAAAGTGTCAGTGTCTCCAGCACCGGCTCCGCCGTTAAATTGTAGGTAGTTAGTGTTCAATAACTGTTGTGCCTGTGAAGGTACAATACTACCAAATGTAGGAGTTAAACTCATAATTTTTTAGTTTAAGTTAAAATTTCTTCTTTTTAATTTTTAGTTTTGAAGAATCAACGCCACTAATGGACTTAACTTTTAAACCATTTATAAAAGGCTTTGGTGTTGCACTTCTAGCCTGTGAACTTGGATTTTTAGACTTACCAATTATCTCTTTGGTAGCATCTGATTTACCTTGCTCGTAAAAATGATTTATAATTTTGTCTGCATTACTAGCCATAAAAATAGCTTTGTGATAGCCCTCGGGATCAGATACACCACCTTTGTTATCAAGAAATTTTCCTACAAAGTTGTTTATATTTGATTGTTCCTTAGCTAACTTACTTGGATCTTGAACTCCATACCTATATTTTTTATCACTAACTTTAAAATCAAAACCTTTGAAATTTTCAGTGAAATAGTTATTGGTTTTAGATACAAACTCCTCGTGTTGTGTTTGAGCTACTTTTTGATCTTCGTTATATCGGTTAAAAAAGTCCATAGCTTTTTGCTGCTCTTGAGTTACGCCGGGTCTCAACTTGATTTCGTCGTAGTATTTACTCTTGGTTTCCTCCAAAAAGTTTCTAGCTTTCGCAACTTCTTCTTTAAACGCAATCTTCTTTTTGCGTATATCTCTTTCCTCATCAAGATCTTCGTCGTATTCATAATCTTCTAACATTATGCTTACGTCTTCAGCTTCTAAATAAGGCTTTGTTTTTTTATAGTATTCTTTTAATAATGCTTTATCATCAACATTTGAATAATCCGCATTTAATCTAACATAGTCTTCAACCGTTCCACCAGTTTCTTCCATAAAGCTAACAAGCTTATCTATGTTTTCAGGTAAAGGTCTACTTACTTCTTTTAATTCTTCAACAACTTCATTTTTTTCAGTATTTTCATTTACAACAACCTCTTCTTCTTCTGTTACTTCTTGAAGTACTTGCTCTTCATCTGAAACGGTATCTTGTTGTTGTGATACTTCCTCAACCACCTCTTGTATATCTTCGGTTTGTTGATCTGAAGCCACTTCTGTTGTTTCTTGCTTTTTATCGGCATCTTCTTTGGGTATTACAACTTTAGTAGGTTCCTCGTTAACATTAATTAACGGTTCTTTTAAATTAACCTTTACGGTTTGATTTTTCTGATCACCTAACTTTTTTGGTGATTTTTTCTTGGATTTAATTTTAAAATCCCCTTCTTGTTTTACTTCTGACATAATATAATATAATTAAATAATTGTTTTATCTAGGGCCAAAACTCTCTAGCCCAAAGCCACCTAAAACATCGTTACCAGATGATTCAAAATCTTTAGGTAAACCATCTGTTTGCCTTTGACTTATCATCTCGCTTTGTTGTGTTGCTTGTATTTTTGTTCTTTGATCTTTACGATCTTCTTTCTCAACCTCGTTTGTTCTTTTAGCGTTAGCATTTATTTGAGCAAGTTGCATGCTGTAGTTAAACTCCTCAGCCATCAACTGTCTTTTTATTTCAGCCTCTGTTTGCATTCTTTGTATTTCAAACTGTGATTTAGCTTGTTCAATACTAACTTTTTCTTGCGTTAAAGCTTGCTGCTTTTGCACCTCAGCCATAGCTGCTTTCTCAGCTGCTTCAGCATTAGCTTGAGCTTGCATCTGTATATTTGCCTGAGCTTGCTCTTGCTCTCTTTTTATTTTTTGTTTCTGTCTAAGTTTTAAAAACTGATTAGCTAATTTTAAGTTTTTTATCTCCCTTATATCTATAGCGTCTGAAAGTTCTATAGCCTGAGTTTGAAGCGCAACTTGTATGTTTTGCTCTAGCATTGCTTTTTCTTCGTCTTCAGGTTCTAACTCTAAATATATACCAAAATCATGTAGCTGTAAGTTAATTAATTCTTCTAGTGTATTAGTATTAAATGTACTTATAGAGTTAGTTAAAGAATTTCTAGTTAAAGGGTTTTGTAATACATCAGCCATTTTAAGACTTATATTCTCACAAGTTCTTTTAGTTATGTATAATAAAGAATCCATTAAATGTTTAGTAGCTACATTTGAAGCGTTAGCTGCCATTTTTTGTAAACCAACTAAAGCATCTTTATCTGGAGTACTACCATCTCTTGCTTCATTTAAACCGGTTACGTCACGTATCATTTGTAAGTAATACTGATAAGTACCTATTAAGCTTTGTATTTTTTGTTGACCTGAAGAACTGTTTAATTCTTGAATAGGTATTTTACCCCTGTTTAAGTCACCGTCTTGAGTTAAACTTCTACCTACAACAGAACCTGTTTGAAAATACATATTTAAAGCCTCTGCTGGGTTGTATTTTGTTCCATTACCTAAATCAACCTCAGATAAACCGTCCATATCTAAAAATACACCATCTGGAACTATTCTAGACATAACCTGTTGCAATTTGTAATGCGTTAGGTTTATCATGTCAGCAAAACCAGTTACTCTACTAACTATTGATTCAATTCTACCTTTATAGGTTCTAGGTGCCGATATACAGTAGTTCATTAAAACTTTAGTAGTGTCAGCAGCTGGTCTAGTCATATTCTCAGCCATCTTCCACTCCATCATAATGTTTGTACCTAAAACTTTAGCTCCAGTATATAAAACCTCTATTGTTCTAGATATTCTTTCAAAATTATCGTTTTCAGGTGGATTAAATGTATCTGGTTTCTCTAATGTCTTTTCTAAACCTTGATCTGTCTTTTTTACTTTAAAAACCTGGTCAATATATGTTTTGTATTCAAAATACATAACCTGAACAGTGTTCTCGTCGTAGTTACCCCATCCAGTAACATACTGTCCGTTACCAGGTGTCTCCTGTATTCTTTTTAACTCATCATTGTCAATATCTGGAAACTGCTTTTTTAATTCAGGTATTGTTATAGGTTTTACCTCACCTACATAATATATATCTTCAAAGTTTGGATCCTCTGTGTAAGAGTATACCATATAAGCTGGATCTACGTAACTTGTTATTATTCCTTCAGCGTCATTAAATCTAGTCTTGCTACATCCAATACCTATAGTTGTTAAATCATAAGCTATTCTTTTCTTTGTTTGATCGTATTTGTTAAAATCTAAAACATTATTTATAGCTTCTTCTTCAGCAACCTCT